ATAGCTGCTGTACAAAGTGCCGTTGAAACTGGACAAGCGGCGCTAGAGAACAAACTGACTACGCAGGGCAAAGAATTTATCGATGCGCTGGTGGCGCAGGGCATGGACCAGAAGACTGCGCTAGACACAGCAATGGCGGCACAGACCAAACTGGTTGTTGGAGTCGTTGTTGTAGTGGTTGTAGTGGTTGCAGGGGTCGTTGTTGGGGTCGTTGTTGGGGTCGTTGTTGGGGTCGTTGTTGGAGTCGTTGCAGTTTCAGTCAGACCACTTTTAACCAGATCGTCAACAACATTAGGAGTCGTCGGAGTCGTCGGAGTCGTCGGAGTCGTTGTTGGGGTGGCAGTTGGAGTCGTTGTTGCAGTCGTTGCAGGGGCGGTCGGAACGGTATCGCCAACTTTCAGGGCATTGTTTGTGTTGTCTACAACCGTTGTTGCACCGGAGCTATCAACTACCAGAGCAGTATTATTTGTAGGGTCTGTCGATAGCACCGTTCCTGTAGAGCCAGTTGTTGCGCCCGTAGTAACGCCGGTTTGATTTAAAAAATCATTGGCATCACCGGGTTTTGGTGTTGTATTTGAGCCTTCTGTGGTAGCTCCAAATCTATTCAGAAATTCATCTATGTCTGTTTTATCTGAGCTTGCCGTAATTTTGTTAGCAAGGCTAATAGCGTCTTGGTCAGACAAATCCAGCCCGAGATCGGACATCATTTTCTGAGCATTTGCAACCGCATCTAATTTTTTTGCGGTATCCGCTTCGCTCGTTTGCCCAACAAGGCTATCAAGTATTTGTTGTGATGGGTTGGTATAGCCAAGTTCTCTGGCTATTTCACGGGCTTCTGATTCGTCAGTGCTAAATGGGTCTACATACGTAGGATCAATCCTATTACCTGACTGCACGTAATTAACCGCATCAGGAAGCGCGTCAGCAACTTGTTCTGCGCTCATCCCGGCTTTGCTTAATTCACTAGCAGTGGATTGTGTCACTGCGTTAGATACAAAAGTATTGCTTAAAGAATCAAGCGCCGGATCGGCAGAGTAACCAGCATCAGCAAGCAGTGTTTTAACTTCTCCTTGTAGTTTGTCAAGTTCAGATGCAGATGCGCCACCAGATTTAACCAGATCGTTTATCTTGGTGGATACGGAATCTACCTCGGCTTGCGGCACTCCAGAGGAAAGAAGTTTTTCCTTAAAATTGGATACGGCTATGTCAGCAGTAGCAATGGCCGCAGAATGTCCTCCGCCATAAATGCTTTCAAGCAAAGAGGTTGTAACAATATCTTTCCAGTTAAGGTCTGCGTCTGGATTAAGAATCTTTTGTACTGCGCCTTCAATACTGCCAGCCTCTACACCTTCGCTGATTGCTTCTTTTGTTGATGTTTGAGCCGCAAGACCATATCCGACAGATGCGGCGTCATTTTGTATTGCAGTCTTAAATGATGTTTTCATGGCCGCACTTTCGGTAGTGTTGCCAAGAATCTGTTTTGCTAAAGCATTACCCCCGGGCAATGCAAGCACCGCCCCAGTTATGCCACCTGCCGTAAGGAATGCTTTTCCAGCTTTATCTTCCGCATAAGCCTCCGCCTGTGCTGGGGTCATTTCCCCGCTTCGGACTTTATCGCCAACGCTGGTAATCGCTTTTTTGTACGATTCGTTGTAAGTTGCCCCGGCTGATTCTGCAATGTTCAGAACCATGTCAACACCAATGCCCAACTTTGCAGCAATCGATGGAGCGGCTTTTAGTAATGCAGAGGCATATTTAACGCCAGTCCCAGCGCCAAGCGTTCCTAATGTCTGTATAACTTCAGAGGCTACATTAAATCCGGTCAGCAAAGGCCGATCAACAACAGAAGATAAAACAACCCTTGCCGTATTGGCAATGCCGTTTGCATTTTTAACATCATCCCAAAACTTTTGAGACTCTTCTTTAATTTCCGTGGGTTTTTGAGCTTCGTTAAAAGCTACAAACTTATTGATGTTGTTTGCTATTTCTCCATCTTTATCCATTAACCCAAGGAATTTACCTGCACCGGAGAATGCGCTTGCCAATTGAGAACTTGCATCTGTAAGTAATGATCCAGTAACTTGCAACGCTTTAGATTGATCGGCTACCGACAAACTACCACTTACCACATTTCCAGCATAATCCCAGACGCGAGTATCTTCTACAACGTCACCAGTTTTTTGGTTAATAAACGTGTTCTCAGCGCCCGATGGCGTACCAGTTTGCGTATTTCTTGCGCCGCCAAATGCAGGGATAAGATCAACTCGCGCTTGTATTGCTGCGGTAGAGTTGTACTGACGAGCGTTTCTTTCTTCCGTTGTCTCCGTAGTAAACGCCGCGCCTTTGTAATCAAACGCCTTGTCAGCGCCGAGCAGCTTTCGAGCAGTATTGAATGCCTCGCCCCTGTTAGGCTGCATGTCAATGACAGACTGAAACAAAGCCTTTTCTGTAGGCCCGCCCGGCTGCATTGTGTAGACGCTACCATCGTATTCAAACTGAGTATAGCCAGCAAGTTTTGCTTCATTAGCGGCGTCTTGCTTTGTGTTGTAGTCGCCACCTTCAAAAACAAGTTGCTTTTGAACCAATGCGGTCTTTTGCGCGTCGGTCAGTTTTAAGTCTTCTCCAGATGCCGCCTTGAGAATTGCCCCTTGCAGATCGCCCCATTCATCAGCATTAGCTGTATTGGTTCCACCAGTCTGTGACGCGGTTTGCGCCATGCTGGTTTCACCGGGCTTACCTTCAGTCAGGCCAGAGTTTTGTAAATCAGCAATGGTTGTGTCAGTTATGACTGTTCCTGTGCTTGCATCGGCAGCACCACCTGTAATAGGTGTTACGTAATCTGTCCCTGTACTAGCATCAGCAGCACCACCTGTAATTCCTGTTCCCCCAATTGGAGGAAGTTCCGTTCCCGTTACAGTGCTGCTTGTAACTGGGGTGGTTTCTGTTAGCCCTGCGTCCGCAAGAATGTCGGCAATATCAGTGCCAGCGCCAAATCCACCTTGCATAGCTCCTGTAGTTCCGGCATTGCTAACGCCCGTGTCAACAGTGTTGGCTGCTGGCAAAGTTGGCTCTGTCTGTGCAGCTACCCCTTCAAAAGTAGCAAGCTCGTTTGGCTCAATAGTTGATCCAAATTGGCTCTTCCAGTAAGCAAGTCCTTCGGCATCGGGTTCTCTTCCTAATATGGTTCTGTATAGTTCGGCAACTGGGTCAGCAGCTTCAGAGCCAAACAAATTAGTTGTAACGCGCTCATCAGCGTTACGCAAGTTTTCTTCTACGTCATTATTGGGTTCGAACTGTTTTACAATATCAATAAAATGAGTACGCTCATCAGCACTAACATTTTGGCCGTATTGCGTTTTCCAGTATGCCAATCCTTCGGCATCGGGTTCTCTTCCAGTTACATCTCTGTACAGTTGTGCAACTGGGTCAGCATTACCAGAACCAAATCCACCTTGCATTGCTTCGGTAGTTCCATCTGTCCCTGATGCCGCAGGGGTAATTACGGCATTTGGACGAGTAGCAAGCCATGCAGAGGATTCTGAATATAGAGCGTTTAAGTCAAGCCAAGAATTGTTCGACCGCGACGGTTTTGCATTGGAAACTAAGTTCTGTGGAGACAAACCAGAGTTAAAAGCTACCGACCTAAGTAGTTCATCTTGGCTACCACCATTTGCTTCAGTATTTGTATTAACTTCGCCTGAAGCTACGCGACTCGCAAGGTTGTTGGTGCCAGTGGGGACCCCAATACTTGCAACAGCCTGTGACATTGACCGTGTTACATCATTTATTGGAGCAGCAACTTGGTTTACAAACCCGGCAATATTTGATCCTATTACAGATGAAACGCCTGTCGCTTTTGCAACCTGCCCCATAAACGATGTGCTGGTTCCTAGAGTTTTAGCTGCTTCAGTTGTTAGCGCACCCATCACTGTATTTTGAACAGCGGCTCCAAGGTTCCCGGTTAGCGCCGATTGCACTTGTGATGGCGAAAATCCAGTAGCTTTTGAAACCCCATTAAAGCAACACTCAGCGCAGCTTGACCAACTTTTCCCTCAACTAATGCGGCTAAAGTGTCAAGAGATACAGGAATACCAGTAGCTGATGTAATTGCTTGGCCGAGCATTCCGCCAACAACACTGCCAATTACGTCAGTTAGACTTTTACCAGAGGCCAAACTCATTGCAGAATTTACAACTATTCCTGCAAGTGGCCCTGCAACCATAGCCGCAAGAGTCCCAATCGACGGCATGTTGGCTTCTATAAAAGAAGAAGCTGCAAAACTATTGGCTATTTCTTGTACCGTTTGTTCTGGATTTGCTTTATTAACACCTGTAATTGAGCCAAGACCTAGCTCAACCATATTTTCTATGTCTTGAGCGGTCAACATGCTGGTATCAACCTCCCCTCGCGCAGCCCGAGCGGTGTTCTCAGCACTTACATCCAACTCTCCCCGCGCCGCTCTCCCTGCATAGTCCATACCAGCATTTTGTGACGCAGCTTGAGCCATTGCAGACTCACCGGGTTTGGCACCTATGTTGCCCGGCGTATATCCCGCAGTTGAGGTAGACGCTTCTCTGGCAGCTTGCGAGTCAGCCTCTCCAGTGCCAGTGCCTGTGCCAGTGCCTGTTCCCGGACTATCTGCCTCCGCACCGAAGTCACCCTCAATGCGAAAGGTGTACCCCAGCGCTTTACGTTTGAAGTCTAGGATGTTCATTGCGTGGTCAAATCAAAGAATGAAAGGGCACCCCAAGCATCGCCTGTAGGAGTAGGGTCTAGGGTTCTGATCGCCAAGGTGTAAATATCGCTTACCCCCGCAATAGATGAGCCAAGCTGCAAGTCCCAGTTATAGCCAGCATCCACTCGCGCTGCGCTTCTGCCCTGTGAGGTTGAGGTCACGTAGTCCTGCGCCACAATAGTGCCACCAGTCATCGCTGTAGCTGTTTCGTCGTAGTCCACGTTTGACGATACTGACGTTGCCCAAGATGGTCCGGTAAGCGTAGCGTTCTTGTACAACACCACCTCGTAGTTCTGCGTCACTGTAGGCAGCGATTGAGCCTGCTTCACTATCACCACTGCGCCGTCTCGGCCAGAGGCAAGTCGGATTGAAACCAGCGGAACAAAGGTTGTACTAAACCCAGTTAGCTTGGCTGTCCTGCGGGCCGTGTAATCAGCAGACTGGGCATCGTATCCACCTTCGGACATAACCGACGAGCAAATCTGTTTCAGCGTAGCAGCCACCGCAGCGGTAGAGGTAATCTCGTACCGCACCGGCAAAATAGCCGTGGTCATGTACGTAGCTGTAATCTCGTTGGCGTTGGTGAAGGTATTGCAGACGATGTATTCACCGTTGATGATGAACCCGCACCGTACCGATCCAACTCCCAGCCACTCAAAGTCCATCCACAGAATCTGGGATTTGGCTGAGTCTAGGGTATACCCTGATGCGCCTGTGCCGTCTAGCTTGTCGCCATTCCAAGAAGATTGCGGGATAGACCGCACATCGCTCACTGATCCCGTCACAGAAGACCTCAACACGAAAGAGTTTGTGCCGTCAATACGCTGGAAGAACACGCCGTTGGCCGTGTCAAAGTAACCTACTCGCTGCGTCAGGTTCAGGCTCTGACTTCCATCCATGCAGAATGTAGCCAACACCAATAAGCTCTTACCCGGCTGATACGGAAACCTGCGGTACGTCTGTCGTACAACCGACCCAACCCCGCCAGCAGTCACGTTCATGTTAATCGCGGACTCATTGACTTGGTAGGCAGTAGCTCCGGTTCCAGTCACGGCTGTGTTGTACTGAGTGTCAGCAGCGTACCGGTTTTGACTATCAAACAAAGTGTACGGCTGGCTAACTCGCACACGCCCAAAAGCATCTACGTTGGTGCCGCCGATGGATACGGGTACAGTGTCAATGGTTGCCACAAGCTGTCCTATGATCTGGTCAAGTTGGTTAAAGTACAGCCGCAGAATATTGTTTAGCTGGTCAATGTACCGCTGGTCGTATTCCTTTGGCGCGTTCGGTAGCCGGGGCGCTACAGTGTGTTGTAGCTCGTAGGTGGATGTAACGATAAGCGTCATGCCTATCTCCGGCCGTCCGGGCGCAAATCTATTCTCGATGCCCCAAGCTGCCATTGCACACCAAGCGCAGACGTTCCAGTAGATTCAACCTTCATCGACATTTGCCGCGCCCGAATACGAATGTAAACTTGCCCAGTGTATTGGTCTACTTGCACACTGGTAACAGGCGGGGTGGTTCCTGCGGTCTGAATTACAGTTGCAGTTGCGTCAGTAGAAATGCCACCCACAGACGGGGGCGTTGTATAACCAGAGCCAGAATTCTTTAGCGGCTGAAGCGCCATTGTGATAGAAGGCGTCGTAGAAGTTGATCCTCGAAATGTTAAATCAGGGATCAGCCTCCACACAAATGCAAAGTTGTGCCCGTCGCCAATGTCAAATTGTGAGCTTGTAATGTATGACGTAATAGCAACAGGGGTAATTGGCTCTCCATCGTTGACCCCAAATTCATGGTTAACAAGCACTTGACTATAGGTTGCGGCTGTAGGGTAATCCCGAAGCGAAGTATCAATCCAAGCAGTCCGAGCCATAGACCCGTAGTACCAGATGGCTTCGGTGTAGTTGTAGATGACGTAGCGGTCAATTGTGGTGCTGGTGGCGGAGCAGTAAAACCACCATACCTCATTAAAGCCTTCGTTAGTTCCAGAGAAAATTTGCGATGATTGCGCCTTGTTTATATCGTTAAAAACATGCCGTAGCAGATCGCAGTTCAGTGTCTGCACATTACCATCGTATTTGTAAAACTTATCAGTCCCCATCCAGTAAGCTACACCGCTTGCATAGGCCATGCTATTTAGGCTGGCAACGGAAATATTGTCAGAAAGAAGTTGTGTCTTCCATACACCGGGAGGTCCAAGGTACTGCAATGAGTACAGCGCGGCGTCAGTCCACACCAAGATTTCTTGCCGGGCTTGTAGTACGCCAGTAATAAGTGATCCGTGAGACAGTCGAATACTACCGGATTGATTGGTGGCGGCAGGTTGCCACTGCGTAACGCTTTCTTGGTCAGACCACCTCACCAGCATGGGATCGTAGACCGTACTCAGGTAGTCGTTAGTGCCGAACAGCATTGTGAACCGGCTGGAATCCGAAACAATAAGCGTGTATTGGCTTAGTGGAACCTGATTAGCTCCAGTCAATGATGTAACGGGAACGGCGCGAATGGAAATGCTGTGTGTACCAGACCCAGCAGTAGTCGTGGCAATTGCGGCTCCGCCAGATGTAAGAGCCAAGTTAAACGTGGTATCAGTAACGTACTTCGTGTAGTAAATTGTTTGCGGGGCAAGGGGTAAGGGTAACGCGCCTGTCGTACTGAACATGATCGGCGTATTTGCCGGTACTGGATAGTCTGTATTTGAAGTTAAAGTAACAAGACCACCGGGGTTTGAGATGGTACAAGTCGTAGGGGCGGCAAGGTTTGGTACGTAGCCCGCAGCCCAATAATAAAGCGCACCCTGCTTTGGACCAAAAAGTAAGTTCTCACCAAAGTTGTATTGCGACCAAACCCGGAGAGTTGTTGTGGAAGAAAAACCTATGCCTCCCCACGTTCCAGACCCCCAAGTTCCAGAACCCCATGCAGAAGGCGCAACACTAATGCCCTCGCCAATATGTAGTTGGTAGGCTGCATACGCAACAGAGCCACCGCCAGCGCCACCTCCAGTAGCATTGGTAGAAGCGGTAATTGTGTACGTTGAAGCCGTTACAGGGGCTTCGATTAAATATTCGCCGTTTAAGTTAAGCCCGTTAAAAGTCGTTACCCCGTAAAAAGTTACGTAATCGCCCTCTGCAAAGCCTCCAGTCACATCGGTAACCGTTACCGTGGGAGAAAGATCAACAGTTGTAAACGGATCATTTCCAAGTAGATTCGTAGTCCGTAGCGGGGTAATGTCATAGTAAGACCCGCCCTGCTCAATGTAGAACTTGCTCTCTGTACCAACACCCATAAGGTTTGCGCCAGCCAGAGTAGTCCAGTTCCACAAAGAACGGCATGTGCCAATGTAGGTATTGTTGGAAATGCGGTTCCAACCACCAATCTTTTCGGGAGTGCCTTGGCGAAAACGAACTTTGTCCGACTCGTACCAACCGCCTTCGTTGGTGTATCGTGTGTTCTCTCGATTGACTCCGGGCTTTAAGGCAAGTTTCTGTAGCGGCATTTTTAATCCTAAGATAGAAACAAGGCGCGTTCATCGTTTCGGCGCTTGATTAGCCCCGGTAAGATTTTACCCCCACCCCGTGTAAATTTTAAAAACTCATCTGCCGCCGCTTCCATCTCGCCCCGAAGAACCTTCTGACGGAGGGTGCTTCGCTGTACGCCGCCCAAACCGAGATTAAAAGCAAAGCTGATAAGAGCATCGTTTTGACCTTGGGTAAGCACCATAGGAAAAAGTTTGGCGATGCCAGCCTCAAATCGCTGGAGATCAGCACTAAGGAGTCCATCTACTTCGGCTCCGGGAAACGCACGTTGATCTTTTGCTTGAAGCGGGTAAGCATCTCTTTCATCCAGTGGTAAACGTCCCTGATCTGGGTATAGAACATGACCTACTCCGACAGTCCATAGCTTTGCGGGACAACGGTAAGGTTTAAACCTCACCCCTTCATGGTGCTTAATCATCTCTTTGCACCGGGCAGAGACTTTCATTTTTTACCGAAAGCCTGACTTCCAAACCAAAAGCTAATAACGCTTGCCCAAATGATTTGAGTTTCGTCGTCCCAAATATTGTTAAGCATGACTTGGAAATCAACGCTGTGCTTCCACGCATAAACAAAACCAGCAACGTCAACAAACACTAGCAGCAAGAACAATCCATACGTGATGATGGGCCTAACCCCCGCACGGAGATTGATCATCCACTGTGATGCGCCTTGACCAATAGCTATGTCATGGGTGTACAGGGCGCTGCGTTCTGCTGATGCTGCCTCTATCATCTGGCCTTCGACTCTAATCTCTTCAACCCTTTGTTGGGCTTCAAAACCAGCCTTGCGAAGTTCTAGTTCACGCTCAGTTTGGAGTCGAGCCATTGCCATCTCATGGCTCTTATCGGCGCGGTCTTGGAAAAACCCCAACAGCTTGGGCAGGCCACCGGCCAAGAAGCTAACCAGTGTGGTAATTAAAGTAATCATCCTTAACCCTTTAACTCAAAATTAAGATTTGCGTGGCGGGGGTACTGCACCACTCGCTCACCCTCCGGGCATCTGTACTTAATTGTTGCCAACAGAGTCGCTGTACCCGGCGCAACCTTTTCTTTCTTTACCATTGTGAGTTGGTAAGTAAACGTGTCAACCGTTGGCCCCGCTGGGCCGCTGAACTTGCTGGCGGTGGTAGTAGCTTCATGCACCATACCCGCCGCATCACGAACGCTTGGGGTAAAACTTTCCACCGAGCAATCATCGCGCTTTTTGATCCGCGCAACAGTGACGTTAATTGGCTTCCCAACGTCTGCCGCAATCTTAAAATTCTCAGGCGACCATTCAAGAATGGCACGATCAAACCAACCAAACTTGTCGGCAAGGGTATACCCACCGCCAATTGCTGCAATGCTTGCGGCAACGGCTCCAATGGCCTTGGTTAAGTCAATCATTTATTTTAACGATTAAAAATCTGATCCATTATTTGCCTTATTGGTTTGGCGAGTCAGATTCCAAAACATCTTCATCCTGCAAGGGAATTAAAAGCTCCAAGGATTTAATTTTGGATTTTAAGAATGCTATGGTTCCTGCGTCCAAAACATTTTGGTTGAGCGCATTATTGCGTTGCGAGATAAGAAGCTCAAATCTGGCGTTTAGCTCAATTTCGTCAGTCATGTTTTTACCAGTAAGGAATGTATTGAGTAGTTCCGCCAACTTTTATTTTTAACCAACCAACAATGGTTGTGCTGGCTCCAGTCGGGCCAAGAGATGTAATGGTAGTTGCAACCGATCCATTGGCAGTATTGGTGTTTACAAAGTTGACTGCGCCATTGCTTGATCCAGTACCCGCAGTTAAGGTAATGTCGCCACCAACTCCACTAGAGCCATTTGAGGCAGTAATACTGATATTTGAACCGGCTCCAGTAGACCCTCTTGCTCCTGCTTGTATAGTGACAGCACCGCCGTTCCCGGTTGCACCGCCAGCACCACCCGCTAGTGTTAATGCGCCACCGGCAGCAGCCAAACCCCCGGCACCAGCGGTAATTGTGAGCGCTCCACCAATACCGCCTGTAGTAGTTGCTGAACCTGCGCCTGCCGTTATAACAACCGGACCACCGGCAATTGAAGGCACCGACCCTGTTGGACCCCCAAGAATTACAACTCCACCAGAATTACCAGATTGTGTTGCCGAACTCCGTCCGCCTTGTAAAGTAATAATACCGGCTGTGGATGCGGCATTTCCAACGGTTAAAGTTATATTACCTGATGTTGAACTACTAACATCTGATGAATAAATATTAACATCACCTGATCCAACCCCAACCCCGGTAAATATTGATAGTGACCCTGTAGCTTGTGAGCTGGACGTTCCAGTTTTGATTGTTACGGCACCACTATTACCAGACCCTCCGCTATTACTTTCAATTGTTATAGTGCCCGAAGGGTTGGTTGATGCGGTAGCTCCAGATTTAATGCTTACTGCACCACCACCAAACCCGCCGCCAGCCAATATATTGATTGGGCCTCCAGCCCCAGTGTTAGCCGCACCGCCTTGTAAAGTAAGAGTCCCCCCAGTAGCAGCCAAACCCCCAGAACCCGCAGTAATAGTTACTCTACCACCTATACCACCGGTTGTAGTTGTTGACCCATCCCCAGCAGTTAAGATAATAGGGCCACCAACTACTGATGCCACCGCCCCTGCCGCACCTCCAAGTAACACAACCCCGCCAGAATTTCCAGACTGCGCTGCGCTAGATACGCCTCCTTGAAGTGTAAGTATCGGCGCTACCGCCCCTGCCGGTGAAATCCCAGTAATTGTTACATCTCCGGTTCTGGAAATTCTTACAGAATCGCTACCCCGTGTTTGAACCTGAAGTGGATCAGCCGTAGACGCTGCTAAAGTACCAATCTTGTATAAGATTTGGGAACCCGATCCTCCTGTGCTGGCTGTAGTCTCCCCAATAGCAAATCCTGTTTGCGAAGCATTGGTTTGAGTCCAATTCCAAACAATTTGATTGTTACCATTAGAAATGGTTGCCGAGGCTGTTGCCGCAGAAACTGCACTAAGAGCGCTACCCCCTATAGTCGGCGCGGTACTTGCCCATGTTGACCCGTTAGAAGTTAAAATATTTCCAGCAGTACCCGGTGCAACTGCCTGTAACGCAGATGTGCCGTTGCCAAGCAAGACGTTGTTTAATGTTAGCGTAGTCGCACCTGTGCCTCCGTTGGCGACGGGGAGAGTACCTGTAACTCCGGTAGTCAGTGGTAGGCCGGTAGCGTTAGTTAAAGTTCCCGATGAAGGTGTCCCGAGAACGCCACCATTAACCAAGGGCGCACCCGCACTACCTACATTTACAGCAAGAGCGGTGGCAACGCCAGTTCCTAAACCAGATACGCCCGTGCTAATTGGTAAACCTGTAGCGTTGGTTAGCGTAGCTGATTGCGGGGTTCCGAGAATTGGCGTAACCAATGTGGGGCTGGTTGCCAGCACTACGTTACCAGTTCCTGTAGATGTTGACGCCGAGAGTACGTCCGTACCATTACAGTACAGCGCCATACGCACGCCTACAGGCACAGCAATACCAGTACCACCAGAGGTTTTCAGGGTTACCGCGACGTTGGTATTGTTGGTAACGTAATACAGTTTTGACGATGTAGGGCAAGTGACCGTAGCCGCTCCACCGGGAGTTCCTGTAAACGTCAAGAACATCTGCCGCGCTTCGTCAGTTGCTCCGTTCGCGCTAGTCAAAGTGTAGGTTGTACCCGTAAGAGCAATAGATGCTGTACCAGAAATGGCAGCATCAACAAGGTTAGTAACCCCATCGTTTACAGTATTACCCCAAGAAGAAGAAAGTTCACCTTGAACCGGCAGAGTGAAACGAAGATTGGTGGTGTATGAACTTGCCATTTATTACTCCTAGACAGTCGGAATTTGCTGCCAATTTGGTGTTTGAGCGTCGTTAATTGCGCTCCATGCAGATGCAGGCTCACCGATTATAGGTGTCCACCCCGGTGTTTGTGTGTCATCAATCGGTTCCCAGACACGCGGCCTAATGGTGGCCGACTGCCCAACAACAGAGTAAGCGCCCATTGCCGCGAGAATCTCACGAGTCTTCAGTATGCTTGCCGCTTGGCCTGCTACGCTGTACGACCCTGCCTCTGCCGTAACTACTCTACCAAAATCTACAGTTGCCGCTTGGCCTGTTACTGCATAACTTCCACTGTCTGCAAGTAATACGCTGCCTTTTGCAAGTGCGGCTATCTGCCCAGCAATGGAGTAGCTGCCGTTGTTAGCCGTCAGAATCCTTGATTTTCTCAGCGTAGCCGCTTGGCCTGTGACTGCGTAGCTACCGTTAGCTGCTGAAAGAACTTTTCCTTTGACCAGAGTTGCGGCCCGACCAGTTACGGCGTAACTACCTGCGGCTGCAATAAGAACGCGGCCTTTAACAAGTGTTGCTGCTTTCCCTGTAACCGCATAGCTACCCGCTGCGGCAATAAGCACTCGGCCTTTAACCAGAGTTGCTGCACGGCCAGTTACTGTATACGTGCCATTGTTGGCCGTCAAAATCCTCGATTTTTGCAGCGTAGCCGCTTGGCCTGCTACTGCGTATGCGCCTACGGCAGCGGTTACGATCCGGGTTTTCTGAATTGTTGCGGCTCGTCCTGTAACCGCATAACTTCCCGCCGCTGCAAGGAGCGTTAAACCCTTTACCAACGCAGCGGTTTGTCCGGTAACGGTGTAAGTTCCCGAGTTTGCTGCAATTGCTCTATTACGGTCTACGTTGGCGTTCTGTCCTGTTACTGCGTAGCTGCCGTTGTTTGCCAGAACAACTTTGGTTTTTTGCAGTGTGGCCGCTTGGCCTGCGACGGCGTATGTCCCAGTACCTGCAATCAGATAGTGCTGATGCGTAAAGTCAATCGACTGGCCCGTTACCGCATAGGTGCCGTTGTTTGCAGTAAGCAGGCTTCCTCTTAGGATCGAAGCTGCTTGTCCTGTTACATCGTAATGCCCGTGCAACCCATCTAACGTATACCCGCCAATCGGCTGGTAAACAATGTCTGCGTCTTCACCGGAAACCGCGTAAGTTCCGTTGTTGGCCGTGACAAGTCTAGATTTATTAAGTGTTGCCGCCCGACCTGTTACTGCGTAAGTGCCAAAATTGGCAGTAAGGTAATGCTGGTGGGTCAGTGTGGCAGACTGCCCCGTTACGGCGTAACTGCCGTTGTTTGCGGTTACTAGCTTCGACCTTAGAACTGCCGCAGCCTGCCCGTTGATCGCATAGGTTCCGCTATTGGCGGTAAGAGTGCGATTACGAGAGAAACTAGCAGCTTGTCCCGTTACTGCATAGGAGCCACTGTCAGCGGCTACAGAGTATTCGGCTGTTGCGGAAAACGCTAGTAGCAGCGACATGGATTAGGCCCCGCCTATTCCCAATAAGCGTCGAAGGCAATCAAGTATGTAACAACGCCGGTAGTGGTAACCGTTCCAAAGTTCTTGCCTACTACCGCCACAAACTCTCCGGGATTGACAGCAATTGGCGCG